AAGAAAAAGAAAAAGGGCGACGATGATGACGATGACGACGACGACCTTCCCAAGCTGAAAAAGAAGGACAAGGACAAAAAGAAGAAAAAGAAGTAACCACGGCACGGGACCAGGCTGAGAGGCCCGATTTACATAAGGGGATGGACAAAATATCGTTCATCCCCTCTCGCATTTTAATAGGTCGATAGGAGACGGGTATGAGTGTTAAATTCGGTGAAATGTTTCATAAAAAATATTTCGGCAAACCCGTTAGCATTAAATGTATTGTATCCGGTAAATCAATATCAGCTCCGTATTCAATACCTAAGGAAATAAAAATAACGTGCTCAGAAAACGATAAGAAGTGTAAAGGAGAAAACTGTATTGTTAACAGGTCGCCAGTTTATGAATTTGGGATTAAGGATAACCTATTGCGGTTTATCGATATTCCAGACTCATCAATCATCGGTGTTATTCGGGAAACTTTGAAATTAAATTGCAAGTTCACATATAAAGTTTTGAGCGTTCAAAATATCGAACGGTTATTCATAGCAGCTCCTACAGGCAAGGAACGAAATACGAACACGTCATCATATATTTGTTATTATCTTGGTTTTGGAATTGAGGTCAATACCGTATATGAATTAAGCGGATTAGTAATGACAGACCCGAAAGACCAGCTGACCACCGCACTATTTACCGAGGCTACGAGGTTGAAAACTGATGTTGAAACATTCGCGATAACGAAGGAAATAAAAAACAAACTGAACAAGTTTGATATCCATAGCAGCAATGTCGAGGATATTTATCATTATCTCGATAAGCTTTACGTGTCGTATTCCCGTAACATAACGAAAATTCACGACAGATTTCATTTGCACGCCGCTGTCGATGTAGCTTTTCATAGTGCCTTATCTTTTAATTTTGATAATGAGTACGTTCATAAAGGCTGGATGGATATTGCGATCATAGGTGACACCAGGTGCGGTAAAGGGTACGTTGCTGAACGCCTGGTTAAACATTTTAATGTAGGTGAGACAGTATCAGGTGATAATGCTTCATATGCCGGATTGATTGTAGGCTTGCAAAAATTCGGTGATCATTGGACTACATCATGGGGCAAAGTTCCGATGAATGACAAGGGTTTGGTCGTTATCGATGAGGCCGGAGAAATCAGGAGCGAGGATTGGACAAAGCTTTCCCGGGTAAGGTCGGAAGGTATAGCCGAGGTTGTTAAAATTCATAAGCAGACGACAAATGCCCGCACCCGGCTTATTTGCCTAATGAATCCGCCGTTGAAAACAATAGAATCGTATAGTTACGGGATTCAGGCTTTGATGGACGTTATAAAAGCGCCTGAGGACATAGCCAGGTTCGACTACGCTCTGGTTGTCTCGCATAATGAAGTATCAGTCGAGGATATTAATAAGTCGAGGCCGTCTGTTACTGAAATGTACACTTCAGAAGAAGAAGAAGCATTAATAATGTGGATATGGAGCAGAAAACCAAATCAAATAAAATTCACCGATGACGCTACTAAGCATGTTTACAAATGCGCCGTCAAACTGGCAAATGAATATTCGTTTTCAATCCCACTGATTCAGGGTGAGAATGTCCGGGTCAAACTCGCTAAGATTGCCGTATCATTGGCCGGCAGGTTATATAGTCATCAAGATCAGAATCTGGTAGTAGAAAAACTTCATGTAGAATGCGCTCATATATTCATGCATTTGATGTATGGGCAGCCTTCGAGCGGTTACCGTGATATGTCGAAAATGCAAAAGAGCGTTGACATAGGTGCGAATAGCGAAGACTTAAAACGCATGGAACAATATTTTTCGAGGTATAAAGAAAATAACCTGATGTTCCGGACATTGCTTACAAACAATTATTTTTCGGTAAATGATTTAATGGAAAGCATGAATCTTCCCCGGGAGTTCATTAACGAGCTTGTGTCGAAAATGATTGAGCACAACTTGATCGCGAAAAGATTTCATGGTACATATTCTAAGATGCCAGCATTTACAAGTTTCTTAAAGAAAAAAGTTATCGGGGCATATAAGGAGAAACAGAAATGATATTCTTAACACATGAAAAAGCGAAATTTGAAATACCTGGCGGAGTATATCTTACATGTTGGCTGGTCGATAATTCAGAAAACAGGGAAATATTGACCAGGTTTCGCGATCAGGTTATGTTGAATAAAACGCGAAAAGCCGTTTATGTAATGAAAGGCGGAGTTATTTCGCTTTATGTGAATCGGGTAAGTGGTGGTAAATTGCCATATCGGCGGAATATTTCTTCACGGAGGTATACAAGGTAATGAAAAAATTTACCGCTGTTGGGGCATATATATTTGCAGGGGGGTTTACTATTGGAATGAGCAAGTATCTGAATGTTATAGCTCATCTCGAGGGCAACAATTTCGGTGTTGATACTTTCAAGAAAAACTTCGACATACCGGTTTATGTAGGAGTAGATAACTGGCCCATAGACAAATTAAGGAATAAGGTTGATGTGATATACGGCAATCCTCCTTGTGCTGCCTGGTCGACAGCTGGAAAATCACATACACATGAACAAGGAAAAGATAATTGGATAACAGATGATAGGGTTAACTGTACTCGAAATTTATTTAGCCTGATTAAAAAAATAAGGCCCAAAATTTGGATATGGGAAAGCGTGACTCAAGCATTCACTTATGGGAACGACTTCGTCGATAGCTTGACAAAAGAAGCTTTGGCAATGGGGTACTCAGTGACGTATTTATTTACGGATGCCAAGTATCACGGGCTTCCTCAAACAAGAAAACGGTTTCATATGATAGTGCATAAAGTAAAACTTAATTTAAAAGTACCAAACTGTAAGCGGGTGACAGTTAGTGATGCTATAGGTAATATAAAGGATACTTGGTATCCAGAACCATCGAAACACGTCAAAACATTGATAAAGAATACTAAACCTGGCGGAAGACCAAGAAAAACATTTGAGGAAATGTATGAATGTAAAAAAGACAGCCGCGGTATAGTCAAAGGCCGGCCTGGATTTATATATTTCAGATTGCGTGGCGATGATGTTTCATTAACATTGACTGGCGGGTGCCATGCGATACATTATTCAAAGTCAAGATTTATTTCTCCTAAAGAACACGCGGTATTATGTGGATATCCTATAACATACAAATGGGCTGGAGTTCCGGGTGCTATATACAAACAAGCCGGCCAGGGTGTATCGTCAGTTATTGGAAAGTACCTGGGTGAGAGATTCAATGCCGCTCTAAGGATGAATAAAAAGTCTAAGGTAAAAATCAAAACAGTGAATCATTTGTTGAATATAGGTATTCCTGACTAGATTATACGGGTATAAAAATAAATTCAAATTTTGATAAAAATAAGCTTTACATCTTCCTCCCGTTCTGATATCATATATTCAGATGGTGATGAGAAAGGAATCACCCAGGAAATTAAATCAAAACATGGAGGAAAAAATGGTAAAAAAGCCCGAAGTAAAAAAGGTAAAAGAATCAAAAAAGATTTCTAAGGAAATAAAGAAAGCGAATGCCGAGCTGGTCAATATTGATGATGTTAGGAATATAGTAAATATTGACATCGAGGGTAATAAACTATCGGGAAATTTCCGCGAATTTACTAGCGGGTCAAAGGGATGGTATATTTCAGGAAAGGTGATGATTGACGGCGTGAAATGCCAGGTAGGCTGTAACATCATAGTCATCGGCTCGAAGCCGGCTGACAGGGCGAAAAAGTAACTTTCCAATAACCTCTTAACCTAAAAAGGAGAAAGCCATGAAGAAAACCTCGAAAAAGGAAGAAAAGAAAGTGAAGAAATCGAAGAAGGCCGCGCCGGTTTCCCGCGAGTCGAAAAGCGGAAAGTACAAATCGATTCGTCACCTGATGGAAGTTTTGTTTTTCAAGGATAAGGAGCTGACGAAGGAAGAGGCATTGAAGATTGTGAAGAAGGAATTTCCTGGCAGCGGGTTCGCTGAGGAGCGGTCAAATCACTTTTCATGGTATCACACCCACATTGTCAACCTCCGCGAGTTCGTAGTAATTGAGCCTCCCAAATGGGCGAAGGGCGGCGGGGCCAAGATCAAGAAGCATGACCATAAGAAAAAGAAATAACTTTTCCACATAACATCCTCCAGTTGGGCCGGCTGCTTCATCGCCGGCCTTTCTTTTTGCCCAATCACTCCCGCCAGGTGTTAAGGAAGTAAGGAAGTAATATTCCAATAGTAATATTCCAATAGTAATATTCCAATATGCATATTCCAATATGCATATTCCAATATGAATAAATGAGTTGTGCGTTTCTCCAACGCGTGAGTGCGCCGTTTTCTCCAATGTGTTTATAGGTACTTAAGATATAAATTTATAAATTTATATCTTAAGTACCTATAAACACATTGGAGAAAACGGCGCACTCACGCGTTGGAGAAACGCACAACTCATTTATTCATATTGGAATATGCATATTGGAATATGCATATTGGAATATTACTATTGGAATATTACTATTGGAATATTACTTCCTTACTTCCTTAACACCTGGCGGGAGTGATTGGGCAAAAAGAAAGGCCGGCGATGAAGCAGCCGGCCCAACTGGAGGATGTTATGTGGAAAAGTTATTTCTTTTTCTTATGGTCATGCTTCTTGATCTTGGCCCCGCCGCCCTTCGCCCATTTGGGAGGCTCAATTACTACGAACTCGCGGAGGTTGACAATGTGGGTGTGATACCATGAAAAGTGATTTGACCGCTCCTCAGCGAACCCGCTGCCAGGAAATTCCTTCTTCACAATCTTCAATGCCTCTTCCTTCGTCAGCTCCTTATCCTTGAAAAACAAAACTTCCATCAGGTGACGAATCGATTTGTACTTTCCGCTTTTCGACTCGCGGGAAACCGGCGCGGCCTTCTTCGATTTCTTCACTTTCTTTTCTTCCTTTTTCGAGGTTTTCTTCATGGCTTTCTCCTTTTTAGGTTAAGAGGTTATTGGAAAGTTACTTTTTCGCCCTGTCAGCCGGCTTCGAGCCGATGACTATGATGTTACAGCCTACCTGGCATTTCACGCCGTCAATCATCACCTTTCCTGAAATATACCATCCCTTTGACCCGCTAGTAAATTCGCGGAAATTTCCCGATAGTTTATTACCCTCGATGTCAATATTTACTATATTCCTAACATCATCAATATTGACCAGCTCGGCATTCGCTTTCTTTATTTCCTTAGAAATCTTTTTTGATTCTTTTACCTTTTTTACTTCGGGCTTTTTTACCATTTTTTCCTCCATGTTTTGATTTAATTTCCTGGGTGATTCCTTTCTCATCACCATCTGAATATATGATATCAGAACGGGAGGAAGATGTAAAGCTTATTTTTATCAAAATTTGAATTTATTTTTATACCCGTATAATCTAGTCAGGAATACCTATATTCAACAAATGATTCACTGTTTTGATTTTTACCTTAGACTTTTTATTCATCCTTAGAGCGGCATTGAATCTCTCACCCAGGTACTTTCCAATAACTGACGATACACCCTGGCCGGCTTGTTTGTATATAGCACCCGGAACTCCAGCCCATTTGTATGTTATAGGATATCCACATAATACCGCGTGTTCTTTAGGAGAAATAAATCTTGACTTTGAATAATGTATCGCATGGCACCCGCCAGTCAATGTTAATGAAACATCATCGCCACGCAATCTGAAATATATAAATCCAGGCCGGCCTTTGACTATACCGCGGCTGTCTTTTTTACATTCATACATTTCCTCAAATGTTTTTCTTGGTCTTCCGCCAGGTTTAGTATTCTTTATCAATGTTTTGACGTGTTTCGATGGTTCTGGATACCAAGTATCCTTTATATTACCTATAGCATCACTAACTGTCACCCGCTTACAGTTTGGTACTTTTAAATTAAGTTTTACTTTATGCACTATCATATGAAACCGTTTTCTTGTTTGAGGAAGCCCGTGATACTTGGCATCCGTAAATAAATACGTCACTGAGTACCCCATTGCCAAAGCTTCTTTTGTCAAGCTATCGACGAAGTCGTTCCCATAAGTGAATGCTTGAGTCACGCTTTCCCATATCCAAATTTTGGGCCTTATTTTTTTAATCAGGCTAAATAAATTTCGAGTACAGTTAACCCTATCATCTGTTATCCAATTATCTTTTCCTTGTTCATGTGTATGTGATTTTCCAGCTGTCGACCAGGCAGCACAAGGAGGATTGCCGTATATCACATCAACCTTATTCCTTAATTTGTCTATGGGCCAGTTATCTACTCCTACATAAACCGGTATGTCGAAGTTTTTCTTGAAAGTATCAACACCGAAATTGTTGCCCTCGAGATGAGCTATAACATTCAGATACTTGCTCATTCCAATAGTAAACCCCCCTGCAAATATATATGCCCCAACAGCGGTAAATTTTTTCATTACCTTGTATACCTCCGTGAAGAAATATTCCGCCGATATGGCAATTTACCACCACTTACCCGATTCACATAAAGCGAAATAACTCCGCCTTTCATTACATAAACGGCTTTTCGCGTTTTATTCAACATAACCTGATCGCGAAACCTGGTCAATATTTCCCTGTTTTCTGAATTATCGACCAGCCAACATGTAAGATATACTCCGCCAGGTATTTCAAATTTCGCTTTTTCATGTGTTAAGAATATCATTTCTGTTTCTCCTTATATGCCCCGATAACTTTTTTCTTTAAGAAACTTGTAAATGCTGGCATCTTAGAATATGTACCATGAAATCTTTTCGCGATCAAGTTGTGCTCAATCATTTTCGACACAAGCTCGTTAATGAACTCCCGGGGAAGATTCATGCTTTCCATTAAATCATTTACCGAAAAATAATTGTTTGTAAGCAATGTCCGGAACATCAGGTTATTTTCTTTATACCTCGAAAAATATTGTTCCATGCGTTTTAAGTCTTCGCTATTCGCACCTATGTCAACGCTCTTTTGCATTTTCGACATATCACGGTAACCGCTCGAAGGCTGCCCATACATCAAATGCATGAATATATGAGCGCATTCTACATGAAGTTTTTCTACTACCAGATTCTGATCTTGATGACTATATAACCTGCCGGCCAATGATACGGCAATCTTAGCGAGTTTGACCCGGACATTCTCACCCTGAATCAGTGGGATTGAAAACGAATATTCATTTGCCAGTTTGACGGCGCATTTGTAAACATGCTTAGTAGCGTCATCGGTGAATTTTATTTGATTTGGTTTTCTGCTCCATATCCACATTATTAATGCTTCTTCTTCTTCTGAAGTGTACATTTCAGTAACAGACGGCCTCGACTTATTAATATCCTCGACTGATACTTCATTATGCGAGACAACCAGAGCGTAGTCGAACCTGGCTATGTCCTCAGGCGCTTTTATAACGTCCATCAAAGCCTGAATCCCGTAACTATACGATTCTATTGTTTTCAACGGCGGATTCATTAGGCAAATAAGCCGGGTGCGGGCATTTGTCGTCTGCTTATGAATTTTAACAACCTCGGCTATACCTTCCGACCTTACCCGGGAAAGCTTTGTCCAATCCTCGCTCCTGATTTCTCCGGCCTCATCGATAACGACCAAACCCTTGTCATTCATCGGAACTTTGCCCCATGATGTAGTCCAATGATCACCGAATTTTTGCAAGCCTACAATCAATCCGGCATATGAAGCATTATCACCTGATACTGTCTCACCTACATTAAAATGTTTAACCAGGCGTTCAGCAACGTACCCTTTACCGCACCTGGTGTCACCTATGATCGCAATATCCATCCAGCCTTTATGAACGTACTCATTATCAAAATTAAAAGATAAGGCACTATGAAAAGCTACATCGACAGCGGCGTGCAAATGAAATCTGTCGTGAATTTTCGTTATGTTACGGGAATACGACACGTAAAGCTTATCGAGATAATGATAAATATCCTCGACATTGCTGCTATGGATATCAAACTTGTTCAGTTTGTTTTTTATTTCCTTCGTTATCGCGAATGTTTCAACATCAGTTTTCAACCTCGTAGCCTCGGTAAATAGTGCGGTGGTCAGCTGGTCTTTCGGGTCTGTCATTACTAATCCGCTTAATTCATATACGGTATTGACCTCAATTCCAAAACCAAGATAATAACAAATATATGATGACGTGTTCGTATTTCGTTCCTTGCCTGTAGGAGCTGCTATGAATAACCGTTCGATATTTTGAACGCTCAAAACTTTATATGTGAACTTGCAATTTAATTTCAAAGTTTCCCGAATAACACCGATGATTGATGAGTCTGGAATATCGATAAACCGCAATAGGTTATCCTTAATCCCAAATTCATAAACTGGCGACCTGTTAACAATACAGTTTTCTCCTTTACACTTCTTATCGTTTTCTGAGCACGTTATTTTTATTTCCTTAGGTATTGAATACGGAGCTGATATTGATTTACCGGATACAATACATTTAATGCTAACGGGTTTGCCGAAATATTTTTTATGAAACATTTCACCGAATTTAACACTCATACCCGTCTCCTATCGACCTATTAAAATGCGAGAGGGGATGAACGATATTTTGTCCATCCCCTTATGTAAATCGGGCCTCTCAGCCTGGTCCCGTGCCGTGGTTACTTCTTTTTCTTCTTTTTGTCCTTGTCCTTCTTTTTCAGCTTGGGAAGGTCGTCGTCGTCATCGTCATCATCGTCGCCCTTTTTCTTTTTCTT